CTTCCCCCAATATTCCTGACAAATTGGCGCATTTTACATTTCTGCGCGCCCATATCGAGGTTCGATTCGTTGTAAATGCAAGTACCTTCCAAGCCGGAAGACTGCTCGCCTATTTCGCTCCCTACAGCAGTGCAGCGGAGAGTGGGGACAGAGTCAATGCGAATACCTCTCTTGCTGCGAAAACGGTTTTTCCAAGACTTGTGTTGGATGCGGCGTCGGGGAACTTGGGGGAATTGTTAATTCCATATGTAAGCTATTTTACTGCGTATGATTTGGCGCGTGGACTTGGTGATTTGGGAACGGTTCGCCTCACTGTTCTTAATAAATTGCGTTCTGGTAATTGTGTTGTAACTGCTTATGCTCGTTTTGTAAATGTGTCTGTGTCTATACCTACTGCAGCGCCGTCTGTTTTTGGCTCTGCAACTAATCTTATGAATTTATTGCGCACTTATACAAATAATCCCAATTGTGATATGCAGTGTTTCTCTACCAAAATTAGACGTTGGATAGCGGCTCGTGAAAGGAATAGATTCGCACGATCTACTTGGAGCATCACAGAGGAAAGTGACACTGATTATGATGACGAGGATGACATCCTTCCTCGTGCCCAAGTAGGAGAAGCTGAAACACGCGCTATGACAGGCGTTGTCTCCACACCAGCTTCCCTAATTGGGCAACTTGCCGGTATGGGTAGTAAAATACCTGTGATCGGCAAATATCTTAATCCAGTGGCATGGATTGCTCACGCAATCTCTGGTGCCGCAAGTATGGTCGGCTTGTCTAAGCCCATGAACCTTACCCACACGTCCAAAATGTGCCAAATACCTGGTTACGGATTCACAAACTCCGACGGTGTTGACAACTCCGTTGTTATGGGCACTTCTGTGTCCAATGAGATTGGAACCCGTTTCGATGTGTTTGGCTCACAGTTGGACGAAATGGACATTAACTATGTAGTACAGCACGAAAACTTTCTCACGAAATTCGAATGGAAGGTCGCCGATGCGCCTAATACTGAATTGTTTAAAATGGCTGTATCACCCGGAGCCTGCAACACTAAGTATGTTGGTGGCGATACTCTGTACTATAATGGAGCCTTGTCCTATGTGGCTTCAATGTTTAGGTTATGGAATGGACCTATTAAAATTCGTGTACAATGCACGAAAACTGCATATCATTCTGGGCGATTACTTGTAGCTTTTGTTCCTTCTGGTGGACTTACTTCCACTGGTTATGATTTCACTCAATGTAACACTGCTAATATTGATTTTCGTACGTCTGATCAAGTAACATTAACATGTAAATACACCGCTAATTCTTTAATGCGTAGGTGCATGCTTCATAATTTTGCTGAACAACCTGATCCTAATGCAACGATTGGCACTTTATATGTACGTGTTGTCAATTCTTTGCGAACTACTTCTGCTGTTTCTGATACTATTGATGTTAATGTTTTCATTTCTGGGGGAGATGATATGTCTTTCTCTGTAGCCGATTTTAGTGATTATGTGCCTGCTTTAGATGATTCTACTCTTATAACTTCGCAACTTAATAACTCTCAATTGGAACGTTATCAGATCTTGCCACGTGCCCAGGTTCTTGGAAATTTCCAAGATTCTGGCTTCAACGTGGTGATGTCTGATGACTCAAATTATGTGTTTACGGGAC